ATCGACATCGTTGGTCCGGTCGTTGCCGATTTGAAATCGACGCAGGACGTTTCGCCAAATGGTTTTCAACGATTCGTGTTCAATTACAAATACCATTGGCAAGCGGCCCTATATTTACGGGCCGTCAGTATGGACAACGAATTCATGTTCGTCGGTATTGAGGCGAATGCACCGCACAACGTGATGGTGTATCGTCTAACGCGGGCAACGATTGACGTCGCGGTCCGGGAATTGATTGAAATCACAAACGCATTCAAAAAGTGGGACGGACTACCGCAAACGTATTCCGATGAAATAATTGATATTGAACCATTGCCATGGACGTGAACAATGCAATCAAAAACATTTCGGCATTCAATGACAAATGCCGTGCGATTGCCGACAAATGGGACGACAATGACGTCCACAACCTTTGCGACGACATCAACACAATGATTGATTTTTGTGAAATGGCGTTGCCGTATTACGTAATAATTACAACACATGCAACCACATCTTCCGACAACCATCGCCGAACTACAACATTTCGCGATGGAATTGAACCGCACGAAATATGAAAACATCCCGGCGCATGCCATTCCGAAACCATCGTTCAGCGACGCAAACGCAAACGCATTGACGAACGCGGTGTTGTACGATTTGGTGAACGTTCGCGGGGGTGCATGTTACCGCATCAACAACGTCGGCGTGTACGACGGCAAACGCGGGGTGTATCGTAAGGGTGGAACGCGAAAGGGCATCCCGGACATCGTTGGCGTCATTGATGGTCGTTTCTATGGTATCGAAATCAAATTCGGACGGGACCGACAATCGGCCGATCAACGCGTGATTGAACTGGAAATCACCGAGGCCGGCGGCGTGTATTTCATCGCGACATCGTTCGCGGACTACGTTCAAAAGATGGCCGATGTCAAACAAATCGCGCGGTGAATGGGCTGAATTGCAGTTTGCCGCCGATGCCAAACGACATGGGTGGGAAATCTTCATTCCATTTGGTGACGATTGCGATTTCGACATGATTATCACAAAGGGCAAAACGCGTCACACGATACAAATCAAATCGACGTTCACGGACTTGAACGGCATTTCGAAATGGAATATCGGCAAGGGGCAGAACTGCAAGGGTCGGTACAACGATTCGGTCGATTGGTTTGCACTATGGGACGACACAATCAAACATTGGCGGTTCTTCAAACCCGTCGACACAAACGGACAAAAAACATTTCGCGTACATCAAACAAACACAAACAACCTTGAAAACTGGCATGACCTCGAAACACACGACGATTGAGATTGCACAAATGTATTTGCGGGCGGGATTCTCACCGATACCATTGGTTCGGGGTGAAAAACGGCCGTCGGTACGTGCGTGGCAGAATTACGCGCAGGAACCAATGGGATGGTCGGAAACCGAACAATTGTTCGCCGACACCGATTCAATTGGTTTGGTGTGCGGGTTCGACGGCATGGAGGTTTTGGACATCGATTCGAAACATTTCGATGGCGATGAACTGAACGAATTCATCGATATGTTGGACGATGCCGCGCCCGGATTGCGTGACAAAATCGTCGTGCAACATACGCGGTCCGGCGGTCAACATTGGATATACAAATGCGAAACGATTGAACCGAATCAAAAATTGGCACGCAATTTCAACGGCGAAGTGACGTTTGAAACGCGCGGCGTCGGGGGTCAAATCGTCGTGTTCCCATCACCGGGGTATCGGGTCGACGGGAAGATCAGCAAAATCCAATTCATCACGCCGACCGAACGCGATGCGTTGTTGACGTGCGCCCGTTCGATGGACCGCCCGCAATTGGTCGCGGCACAAACGTTGTATGTTGCCGGCACGCAAGAAACGAACGAACAAACGCCGTGGGGCGAGTTCCGCGCGACGCACACGGCATTGGACATCCTAACCGCGCACGGATGGACAATCGTTCGTGAGAATTCAAAATTCATTTACGTCAAACGCCCCGGCGACACGGACGCGAAAACGAGCGGACAAATTTTCAAGGATTCCGGATTGTTTTGGCCGTGGACGACATCGACGGAATTCGAGGCGGAGGAACCATATGACGGGTTTCAATGTTTCGCGATATTGGAACACCGCGGGGATTTCCAGTCCGCGGCAAAGGAAATCATTGCGCGCGGTTACGGGAAGAAATACGAAATCACAAAACACGAGGAATTAGATGAAGAACAATTGGATGAAATGGCCGTACGACTGGCGGCAATGGAGGTTGATTCAACGATTGAGGTCACACGTCCCCCGATTGCAATCGATTTGTTCAATGGTATGGAATCGTTTGTCATCGGTTCATTGGGCAATTTCACGTTGGTGCAGGGAAAGGCGAAATCGCGCAAATCCTATTTCGTTTCAACGTTGGCGGCGGCCGGACTATCCAACAACGTGGTTGCCGATTGTTTGCGCGGATTCATCGGCGACAAAATCGTCGTGTACATCGACACGGAGCAGGGGGATTGGCACGCGGCACGTACCAAACGCCGGATCCTTGCGTCGGCCGGCATGGACGTGGACGCAAACAACGACCGATTGCGGTATTTCAAATTCCGGGGTTTGGACCGCAACGCGGACCGACTAATGTTCACGGAATACGTGTTGAACACAATTGAAAACGTTGGTTTGGTCATCGTCGACGGCATCACGGATTTGTCATCGAAGGGCGTGAACGACGAGGAGGAAGCGACGGAAATCGCATCGCGATTGTTGAAATGGACCGCCGAATTCAATTGCCACATGATTTGCGTGTTGCACGAAAACAAGAACGACCGCAACGCAAAGGGGCATTTGGGTTCGTATTTGGTACAAAAGGCCGAATCGGTCATTTCGGTGAAACGCGATGAACACAACCGCGACGTCACGATCATTTCACCCGAATACACCCGCAACATGGAGTTCCCGGAAATGGAAATGGTCGTTGGTATCGATGACGTCGTTGAACTGGTTGAACACCAACACGAATCGTTTTTCAAACCGCAACACGTTTGGGAACCCGATGCGTTGAAAACGTTGGCCGTGAAGATAGCCGGCAAATCGAAGGGCGACGCGGTTGAATTCATCCGCGACACGGAATCCGTGCAGAAGAAGGACGCGATCAAGGCGTTGAATATGATGGAGGATGACCGAATCATTGAATGGACCGGCGGGCGTCCTAAAATCGCAACGTTGATTGATAACACACCAAACACACCATTTTAAAATGCAGATAAACACCCCATTGGGCGGTTGGGCATTGCAACGCGAATCCGACATGATGACATTGTTGGACGAACGTTTCGCATGGACGGCCGTGTCAACCCCAAAGATGATGCCCGCACCATTGGACGGCATCATGATTGATTCCGAGGGCGAAATGATATTCGTATACGAATCGAAATGCCGCGACATCACGTTGGACCAATTAAACGATTGGGGCGCGTATTTAATCACATACGACAAAATTGAAAACGGCGCGCATGCGTCGCGTTTGTTGTGTGTGCCGTTCGTGGTGTTGGTGTATTGCGTGCAGGACAATCGCGTCGTTTCGTACCGCATAACGGACGCACGGGGCAACATCACCGCGGAAATGGACATCGCAAAGACGACGACGCGGAAGAACATCAACGGCGATGAAACGATTGAACGTTGGAACGCATTCATTCACAACAAACACATGAAGGTTCTATGGTAACAATCAATTCATTGTCGGGTGGGAAAACGTCGGCATACATTGCCGCACATCATCCCGCCGATTACGATATCTTTTCATTGGTTCGGATTGAGGATGAACGTTGTGCGTTCCCCGATAAAAAATTGCAACAAATGGTTGAGGATAGAATTCAAAAACCATTTGTTGGCACGGCGGAGGATGACACAATTGTGAAAACGATGTTTGATTTGGAACAATTCATTGGACGGCAAATCACATGGGTGAGTGGACCAACGTTTGACGAGGTAATCCGAAACGCGGGTGGATATTTACCAAATAAAATCCGAAGGTTTTGTACATCGGAAATGAAAACCAAACCAATTGCGGAATGGAGGTATCACAACATCAAGGGCGATGCTGAAATGCGTTTTGGTTATCGTGCAAACGAAACGGGTCGGGCAAAACGAATGTTGGAATCGGTCAACGAAAATGGTATGGTGGTTGTGAAAATCATTGTTGGTCGAACTAAAAATGGAAAACAAAATCGTTGGAAGGAAATAGAGTATTGCAAACCATCATTTCCGTTGATTGATTCAAATACATTCAAAGATTCAATCGAATCGTATTGGAGTGATAAACCAGTTCGTTTCGCATACATGAACAATTGCGTTGGCTGTTGGTGGCGATCGCCATTGTTGTTGTCACACATGAATGAAAAGCATCCCGAAAAGATGTTGTGGTTTGCAGAAACGGAATCGAACAATCGCGGAACATTTCGTTCGGATGTGACGTACCATCAAATTTTGAAATGGAAACGTCAAATCAAATTGTTCGATGACGATTTCAATGAATGTGATTCCGGTTATTGCGGCTTGTGATGGTGATTTCATTCAACAATCCGGATTGGGACGAGATTCGACGCCTTGGTTTGGAATGGTTGTTCGAGGACAACGTTGACGATGCGTTGGTGAACGCTATTGTTCAACGTGTCGTTGAAATGCCGGTCGGGCAGACGTTACCAATCAAGGACCCGTCGAAAATACCACATATTGAGGCGGCGAACCGATCGGCGTTGTGTTACAAATCCCTAACGATTGACACGACGGCGATGACAATCACGAAGGTCCGCGAGGCGAGGGTGAAGCGTGCGTTTGTTGGTGATGTGGAACGCATAAAGGAAAGAATTCGTTGAAATCATTCACAACATGAACGAAATCGGTCAATGTGATATTTTTTTGTGCATGGTATTGTTTATGTAACAATTTGTTGTATATTTGAATCAACAAACAAACAAACAACAAAGACCATGAA